CGTAACCTAGTTGCTCGACCACAGACATCTTAGCCAGAGCTTCGACGGTTGTACCCAGGCCGATAGCCGTGTTCTTCATGAACTGGATCAGACCAGTCGCAGAGGACACAGGGGACTTAACCGATGGACTGAAGGTCTCACCAGTCTCCCACGCCATACAGCCCATGAAGTCCTGGACGTTATGCGGTGGTAAACCGAGGTTACGAACCACCTGCCGCAACTTGGCGATTTCCTGCTCGGTGAACTTCATACCCCAAGGGATATCGACAGCGTCATTGCTGGCAATGTTACTCGCCAACAGAGCCTGATACGCCTTCTCGGAGTTGTTACCCCAGATGCCATCCGGAGTCCCAGGATTGTAGCCCAATTGCTTGAGCCACGTCTGAGTCTCGAGGATGGTCTTGTTCGGCTTGGTAGCCATGAGTCTCTCCTTACTGAGGCTGGGACTTGATGTAGCGAATGACTTCGCGTACAGGATCGTCTTCCACCAACGTGGTGAGGGTGACGTCTTTCGGGGCGTTATCCGGACCGTAGGTGAACTCCAGGGTCCGAGACGTCAGCGTGAGTGGAGTGGTACTGGTCGCATTGAAAGCAGCCACCAGCTCCATCTCACGGATGTTGTACTTGCGTCCGATGGTCTTGGTGAATTCCAACGCCTGAGCGGTGATGGAAGTCTTCTGCTCATCACTGAGCATCTCGATATCACCCTCGAGCATGTAGTACGTCTGGAATACGTTCCGGGCGTAATACTCAACCATGATCGGTTTGGTGCAATCCCCTTTGGAGACACAATCAAACCACTCACTGTTGTCGGGCGCTTTCAGGAGTGTCCCTGCGGCGTACTCAGCCGGTGTAGTCGGCATGGTAGCGTAGCGCATCACCTTGAACTCAAGACGGCTTACACCGCCAGGTGGACCGCTACAGATCCATCGAGCAGCATGGATACGAGCGAAGCCAGTGTAACGGCCTCGCAGTACCATCAAGCCACGGTCCACCCCGACGTAGGGGTTTGTGTGTTGCACGTTGGTGGGGCTTTCCGGGATTGGGTGCGGCATGGATCTTCCTTACAATGGATTCCAGGTAGCAGGGAGCTTGGTCGGGGCATCGATAGTACCAGCCGATACCGGGATGACCGAGCCACGAGGGATGAGGCTTGGACGGAACGTACTGATCCGCACGACAGGCGCCACCACGATAGACGCAACACCGGAGGCGTTGGTCGTGATGGTGCCGACGTACATGACCGTAGCCGATTCAGGCGGAGAGTCTGTCCGCACCTGATACTGCACTTGTCCGAACCGAAGCTTCACGAAGAGGTAGAACGTCTTGTTGGCTGGCGATGGATCTGCCGCGGCCAAGTCGAGCGTACCTGTTGGCATCGTGTACGGAACACCCGACATGACGATCGGAACCGCCTTGGTGCAGGTGATCTTAAACGCAGCGGACGTCCAGATGGTTGCGACGTTTACGTTGCGGCTATCGAGCCAACCGAAGTGGGACAGAGGAACAATCGACCGAGGGATCTTCGTGACCAGCAAACCATCCACTTGAGGAGCGGTGTACGAGCCGATGGTGTTCATCGTCTCCCCGTGAGGGTTGTCCTTACGTGCAGCGTGGGTCGCGAGTGCGGTCCTTGCTGCTTGCAGGAGTTTAGTCACACTCCAATCGGGCTTGAGGATACCGGCATCACCTGACTTGAGAGCCAGTGGACGAATCCGCACTTTAAGGATGCGGATCATCGCGTTCCGGTATTTCAAGAACGACTTGTTCCGGAAGATCTTGAGAGCTGAAATAGGACCAGCCATGGTGTCTCCTTATTGGAACCAAGTGGATGGAAGAGTACCCGGAGCAGCCTGAGTACCAGTGGAATGCGGAATACCCTGACCCCGCGGAACATCGGTGATAGGGAAGTAGCCAATACGAGCAGCCCTCTCCATCGCCACTGCCCACGTCGCACCAGTCTTGGTCGCGATACCAACCACGAACTCGTACTGTCCCTCGCTAGCATCTGCCTCTGCCGAGAACTTACCCGCAACTGCTGGAGGTTCGCCGGTAAAGGTGATCTTGACGTAGTACTTGGTACCAGCCCCCAAAACGATGACCGCACTCGGTACAGTAACCTTACGACCATTGAAGATCACTTCAGTTGCTGGTAGGTTGAGGTTACTCGCCCCGACAGACGCAGCGATCAACGGAACCTTGCTGAGCGGGAATGCGTCCTTGGGGAAATATACCGCCGACTTCGCGTCGTACGTCGATTTGGCCATGCCGCCCAGTTGAGCCAAGGTCTCGCCGTGTGAGCTAGGCTTGGTGGTCTCGTGGGAATTGATCTCGCCCTTGATGATGGCGAGGATATCTGCCAGCGTGAGGCCGGTGAGCTTCTCGGTATCGAGAGACTCTCGCACATGCCCAGCCTTCGACTTGATCAGCCGATAGACCTGGGCCTTGTACTTGCCGAACTGCAAGCTGAGAGCTGCTAACATCTCTGCGCTTGTGGCCATGTCTTATTTCCAGTTGAGGCGACCGTAGGAGTTTGGAGTACCCGAGGTTACCGCGATAGACGAACCACGATCTTCTGGCGACACCATGTAACCGTCCACTGCCACATGCTTCTGAATGTTGATCGAATTCAGACCTGTACTGATGGTGGTGAAATAACCCAGATACAGCGCCGGTGCCGGAGGGGCTACGGTGGTGGTGTCGTTGATCTTGTATTGCAGTTCATCACCCACTCGCACCAACCACACATGGAACGTTTTGTTCCCATCGGTCGCTGGATTGAGGTTGTAGTTGAACGGCTTCACGGGTTTGTAGTAGCCGTCGAGCATCGCCGGTGTTTCATCGGAGAAGTAGACAGTCCACGCACTCACCACGCGTTGCGAGATCATGATGATGGCGTAGTTAGGATCCTTGGCCCGATCCATGAGTTCAGGGACGCTCAACACCGGTAGTTGATCGGTTGCACACACCGCGGCCACCATCTTCGATCCACAGTCGATTTCACCGTAGATGAATTCAGACGACAGGACCCAGTACAGACCACGATTAGGTAGGTTCACCCAGCCACCAGGGGCCGTACCGTTCCAGTAGTCCCAGTGCGTATGTCCGATGTTAGCGAAGCCGGCGGCGGTGTACTGCATCGTCAACATGACGTGACCGTTGTTACCCACCACGCCGTAGTAGGTGCTGTCAGAGTAACCAATCGCGAAACCACCGTTCACGCGACGGATAGCCACCTGACCAGCATCTTGCTCAGGACTCAGACCCAGCAGAGTGTTGCCACTGTTGGCCCTGATTAGCATCATCCCAGCGCCCGTGATCGACGCCCCTGTGACCGCCTGACGACTACCCGAAATGTTCACCGGATAGCAGAACACGTAAAGCGCCCGGTCACTGTGGATATACGTACCAATCACAAATGGTGGCAAGTCAGTATAGGCTTGCGGAATGATGAACTCAAACGCCATCATCGGGACGCCGGGCTGAATGGTCGACAACGCATAACCACGAGCTGACATGTCACCCAAGATCTGCGCCTGTAGACTCGCCATCACAGCCTGAGGAACAGTGATCGATCCGGACAGTTGCAGGTTACGATCCACGTTCGCGGCCCGTGACGTCTCGGTAGGCCACCAATTCGAGAACCGCGCCTGAGACACTTTCGACACGCCAGGCGATGCCTCGTTCAGGAAACGTCTGAAGTTGGTTGGCGTTACGCCGAGTTCGTTGTAGGAAGTCCGATCGGAGGTCGGAGCGAACCCTTTAAACGCATAGTTACCCGTCACCGACGAATACTGGAACGTCGGGTTGCCTTGAAGCACCGACCGGACGTAGAAGTTATCCACTACGCCGTTATAACGCCCGTAGTTCAGACAGGTGACCACATCGTCACCCACGTTACTCACGGCACGGTAAGACGTCGTCAGCGCACTACCAAAGCGACCTACCGGAAATACTCGCGCACCTGCCTTATAGTCGTGCTCACCCGCCAACACTTCCATCGGGTCGAGGTTCTCATCGTAGGTGAACCGCACCATACTGAGGTTAATCGACTGGTAAGAGGTCGACGTCCACAACCACACCTGGTTATAGATGTTGGAATAGATCGACGACGTGTCCTGACCGTAATGCCAATCTTGGTGAGAGGTTTTGGCAAACGTACGCAAGCAGGCCGATTCCGACACAGACCAACCAGCCACACTGTAATTGATGGACGCCTTCCAGTTGTGGTACGGTGACACATCGATCTGCTTGTTCTCGTTGAACTCGTACTTGAAGTACCATTGATAGCCGGTGATCTGGGCCGCATTATCGCCGGGATAGTACTGCACGTAGTGTGCGAAGAACACGCCGGTGTTGCCGTTGTCACGAGTGAGGGCGTGTGGCGTGTTGGAGCCGTTGGTTGCCCAGACCGTGGTGTTTGGCTTGCCGGTGTTATTCGAAGAACTGGCAACGTCGTCAAACAGGATGATGTCATCCCGAATCACAGTACCGCCCACACCCCGGTTGATCGTCCAGCCGGTAATGCGGGTAGCGCCGTTGAAGACACCCGTGATCAGGTCGTTCTTGTTGAGTCGCCATACTCGGTGACCCATTTTACCTTCCTGATGGATGTCGTGAAGGATGTAGACGTAGTTCCCCTTCACGAAACCAAACGGGATGTGGTACAGTCCTGGGAGCGGACCCTTGACGCTGATGAAGTTACCGTTCGGAACGAAGATACCAGTGTGCTTGGTTTGGTCCATCGTGTTGTTGGTCAACGAGATGAAGTAACCGGTGTGCGCACCTGTGACCGCGTCCTTCATGATGCCGGTGATGACATCCTGAGTCCCGTTGAGGATCGCCTTGGCTCGCATCCCGGCTGGGAAGTAAGCAGGACGATACTCAACGTTGGTCATGACCAAGTTGTTCAGGTCCG